CACGTTTGGTGGAACAGCAAGCGGACCTGGCGCGCTCATCGACGGCATCACTGACATATGCAAAGTGATGGATAATCGTGTTGGGAAGAAGCTTCGTTCTATCGACGTTCTCGACATCTGCAACATCATTGGAAAGATTGTTGTATCGGGTTCTTCTCGTCGCTCTGCACAGATTGCAATCGGCGACCCAGACGACGTGTTGTTTTTGCGTGCAAAGAACTGGGCTACAGGCAATGTTCCTGCGTATCGCGCAAACTCAAACAACAGCATCTATGCAGACCACTTTGATGAGATACAGCCAGAACTCTGGAAGGGCTACGACGGCTCGGGTGAGCCATACGGGCTCGTTAATCGTCGCCTTGCACGTAAGTTCGGACGTCTTGGTGAAGCACGTGCAGACAACTCAATTGAGGGCTTTAACCCTTGTGCAGAGATTGGCCTTGCAGATGGTGAGTCTTGCAACCTTGCAACAGTGTTCCTTCCGAACATTACCTCGCTTGAGCAGTTCCAAGAAATCAGCATCCTGTTGTACAAGACACAGAAGAACATCACACGCATGGAGTACCCATACGAAAAGACTTCTTCAATCGTTCGCAAGAATGCACGCCTTGGTCAATCGATTACCGGCATTCTTCAGTCGACCCCGGAGCAAATCTCATGGCTTGATAGTGCATACAAGAACCTTCGCGATTATGACGTTGCTTACTCAAAAGAAAACGGTCTCCCTGTTTCGGTGCGCTTAACCACAGTGCAACCATCTGGAACGCTGTCACTTCTTCCTGGTGTTACACCTGGTGTTCACCCTGCATACGCGCGTCACTACATTCGTCGCGTTCGTTTTGGTGCAGCCGACCCACTTGTTGACGCATGCCGCAAGCGTGGATACAAAGTGACTTGGGATATTGGAATTGACGGCCGCGAAGACCACACTCGCTATGTTGTCGAGTTCCCATGTCAATCACCCGAGGGTTCAGTACTTGCTGCAGACATGACAGCCATTGAGCAGCTTGAGTGGGTCAAGAAGATGCAGACAGAATGGGCTGACAACGCCGTATCGGTGACTGTGTACTACCGCAAGGAAGAGCTGTCATTAATCAAAGAGTGGTTGAGCTCCAACTACGACACGGGTGTCAAGTCGGTTTCTTTCCTTCTTCACACAGACCACAACTTCCCGCTTCCTCCATACGAGGAAATCGACGAGGACACATACAAGAAGCTGCTTAGCAAGATTGACTTCTCTATCCAGTTGTCGCCGGACATCTTCAAGGACGCGCTTGACCTTGACGACTGCTCTACGGGTGCCTGCCCTGTAAAATAGGTTCAAAGCAAAGCCCGGGGGTATCCACCAAATGCCTCCGGGCTTTTGCTATTTTCAAAGACATGCGTACAACAGCAGATATTGCAGCAATAGTCACAATCATCCTCATGGCATCCATGATTAAGCGTAAGGACTCGCTTCTCAATGCCCAGCGTCGTGCCAACGCGATGCTAATGAAAGCCAATAGCCGTCTTGTCAACAGGCTTGACGAAGCGTTATCTGAGCGTTAGCGCAAGCGCGTGTTGCACTTAGTGCAGCGTTCAGACCACGGGTAAGACTTGCGGAACTGAATCGGATGGGGGCAGTCAATCTCGTAGCCTGCTGCCTCGTTGCATACTCGTCTTACGAACTCAGCCATGGACACGCCTTGTCTTTCGGCCGCGAGCTTCCAGCGCTCCTGGTCATGCTCTGTAGCGCGAACGATTACTTGCTTCATTGCCGGTTCACCCGGGGTCGAGCCAGTATTTGTCTTGCGGGTTGGTTCTAGGCTTTCAGCAACCTTGTCCATGGCGGCTTCGATATTGTCCATTGGGTCTTCGTTACTCATTGCTGTCACCTACATCAACTATTTCCGCGTCAACTATGTCTAGTTCGCGTACGTCTTTCTCTGCATCAGACAATATGGCATTAACCGTCTCCATAGGCAGCACTCCTGAGCGGCCCATAATCTCAAGCAACTGACGGGCTTCGTTTTCGGGTGACCACGCAGATAAAGCAACTGTGTCCTTCTCTGCTCCAGATAGCGCCGCACGTACGGGTGCGCCTTGGGTTGCCGCAATGTCGAGCTGGACATTGATATTGTTTTGCTCCATGCCGAGAAGCTTTGCTCTTCTGTCCATAATCGAGAGAACCTGCTGAATGGCCTTCATATCGGGCTCTACGCTTATCTCAGAGCCATCATCGGTAGTGACGCGCCTGTGCTGCGTCATGGGCCATATCGACTGCTGTAGGGCGTCTAGACGCTCCAGCTCAAGCCTTAGGACTTCCGGGTAAGCCAGGAGAGCTTCCCGGTTCATCTTCTCCAGTTGACGCCTAATTGAGGCATTAACAGAGCTTGACGTCATGTTAAAGCGTCTAGCTATTTCGTTAATAGCCACGCCAGCCTGCCGCATTTTGAAAATGCGTAAGTCTCTTTCGGCTAAAAACTCTCTAGACAATGAGTTGTTGTTTGCCATTTATTAGTCGACTTTCATGAATTCGAGAACCTCAAAGGGGAAGAGGGTTCCTCGTTTCATTTTAGTCGGCCATTCGCGTATGTCACGAGCACCTCGGAAATGGCGCACCTCGTACACAAATCCCTCAGTTGCCGTCGGGTCAGGCTGCAATGCCAAGCCGAATTCAGGCCAGCGAGACCAGACGGGTGAACCGAACGGGCGCAGGTCACGTGAACCCACCGAGCCGAGAGGAGCGTGATGCTCCAGCCATAGAGCGCATCCATATACGTCACGAATCTGGTCCAGGTACCTGGCTACTTCAATTGCAAGAGCTTCTGAAGTACGGGTGCCCGAGTCAATGAACGACTTATACAGGGGCCCCATGCAGATGCGTTGGGGACGAACGCGGTCAATATGAGATTCAAGAAGAGCGCGGTCCTTTGCGCTGCAGAGGTCAAGACCGTCTGGCTTTATCAAGAGGTGAGCATCCACGTCATCCGTGAAACCCCTACTGATTGCAGCGCTCATAATCTTGCCGGACGTGCGCTTGATAATCCGCTCTGGGTTTTCAAGGTCAACTGTGAGAGTGCGCACCTGCGGCATGCGCTGATATGTGAACGGGTGAATTCCGGCCGCGCAACAAATTGCAATCTGACGAGCAAGCATTGTTTTACCAACGCCTTCTGCAGCAACAACGATTACGCGCTCCTGCTTCTCAAGGACGCCCGGGATAACCCATTCGTAGCTCTCTTCAGTCGCTTCGCGAAGAAACTCTTCCCACTTGACTAGTCGCCCATCGTCAACAACGGCGCTGCCGTCTGCTGGATTGTTTGTCAGAATCGAAGTAAGGCGAGTAAAAACTTGCGCATCGGACAACTGCTCATCATCAAAGACGTCAAACATCTTGTCGCGAACAGTCTTGACGTAGTCGCTTGCAAGGTCTGGAACGATTGCGTTTCCTTCGTCATCGAGTTCAAGAAGCTCATCAATAGAAAGGCCAGCCTGCAAGTGGTCAGAGATGTCTTTGTGTTCTCCACTAACCCACATATTTACACTGCATCCAGCGGCACGGAGCTTTGATGCAACATCAAGCGCGTGAAGAATTCCTGGCTTGTCGTTGTCAGCAATTACTTCGACATAAGCACCTGCAAGATGACGGGTGTGTTCGCCATCCCATACGCCTGCACCGCCGGTTGTGGTTGTTGCAACGATTCCCTTTTTGATAAGTGTGTCCGCGTCTTTTTCGCCTTCAACAATCCAGATTGGCTGCCCGTCTGCAACGCCTTTAATAACTGCTGGCAGGTTGTAAAGAACCTTGCGGGTTCCGTCAAGGTCATACAAGTAGGAACCCTTTTTGTCAGGGTCCGGCCGACGCTGCCTAAATGTCTTTTTGCCATCTTCGTTAACGTAGCGAAGCTTTTCAAACAGCAGCACGCCGTCTTCGTCTACATACGGGTACGCCTTGACGAGCTTGTTTTTCTTGGCGGGTGCTTTGGTTTGCGATTCGGGTGGGTAAAGGTCTTTGACTTTCATGTCAAGCGCTTCACAGATTTGGTTTACATTGCATGGTGAACCAAAATGACAAGAAAGAAGAACGCGTCCATCATCGCCTTCCCTGATTGAAAGCGAAGGGTTCTCGTCCCCATTACGGCACGGGCAGCTTGCATGCCAATTGGCACCGGCTTTTTTAACATTAGAGAGCTTGTTGAGTACGACCTCTACTGGGCGTTCAGTCATCGTTTAATCCTATTCACGGCCGGGTCAGTATATCCAGGCACCTGCACAACAATTCCCCACTCTTTACGCAATGCCACTCGGTGACCTTCTGTTAGGCCTCCCCATATTCCATACATCTCGTGACGTACGCCGTAGTCTGCGCATTCGATTCGCACTAAACATGAATTACAAGTGTCGATTGCTTTACGCATCTCTTTCGTTATGCCCTTTGTCCTCGGGTCTGGAAAGAAAAATGATGTTGGCATATCGACGCATGCGCCTCCACTTGGTGGAGTCACTATCTCTGTATCCATTTTCCTCCCGGTTAACAGGTGGAAGGATAGACGACTAGAAGCGCCTAGTCAACACCCGCCATGCATACTTCACGCGCACGTGCAGTGGTGGTTTTTTGTCAGCGATAGTTGAAACAATTACCTGATTCCATTCAGCAGACACTTCATACATCTGGCGAACCATCATGTCCCAGTACGGAGAATTGCGAGCCTTCAGCCATGCATGCTCGTCGAATATTCCATAGTTTTCATAGAGCAGTGTTTCTACGTCTGTTTTGCTGCCGACTATCTCAAGAGACCAGCCGGTTTGCGCTTCTATTGCGCACATCATTGCATACATGCCGCTCTGGCCATACGAGTTGTTTACAAACTCGCTGATGTCGTTCATCATGTCGAACACAGTGCTTGAATGCGCGGGTATCTCAGCAATTGAAGGTTTTGCAGTTAGTAACTGCTCCAGCAGCGTTTCGTCGCTGTTTTCAATCAAAAAATCGTCATCTCCATAAACAAAATCGTCGTCACCGTCATATGGAAATGAATCGCCGCTCATCACCTCAACGATAGCACAAGACCATATGCCTGCAGTTTGGTGCGCGTTGCGTGCGATGTGTCATCCATACTTGCTGTAGCTCGCTCTTGTGGTGTTGACTCGCGATAGTGGTCTAAATATTCACCGATTGCATTAACCAGAGACCATCCGTTATGTCCAAATTTTGCAGCATTCTTGTCATTCATGTAGATAGCCCTGATGACTTCAACTATTCCTTCACGGCGACGACGCTGACGTTCTGTTTCAGTTGCACGTTCCGGGTAAAGCGCGCCAAGAACTCTGTCGATGCGGCCGGTAGAAGGTGAAGTGTTGATGCGCAGCAAATCTTCAGCCTGCTTAGTAAAGGCCTCAGACCATGCAGTGGAAAGATTAAGAACCGTGCGGGCGTCATCCATTGCAAAGTCAACATTGCGGGTGTGTCGTGCAGTAAATACGCGCTGAGCTTGCTGAAGCCCAAGCACAACAGTGTTATTGCAGACGGCGCGAATGTCGGTGTTTGCATAGCGAATTGGCCAAACGCCATCGTGCCCTGTTGACACAACTAGATAACGACCAATCTTGTCATTGACACCGGCCGGGTCAATCA